TGCAACTGCAGGAGAAGTTACTAAGAAGTTAGCACCACCACGTAATGTTTTTTGGTGAATCTTATTAGATACTTTTTGAAGTTTAGTACCTAAAGTTTGGAACCAACCACCTTGGGTGTTGTAATATCCATCACCTGCGGCAGTAGCTGCACCAGCACCAGATTGAGTAAATCCAGATCCGTTCCAGAAGTTGTTGTTTAATGCTGACCAATACTCAGTTGTAGGAGCCGCTGCAATTAACATATCAAGAATCTCTAAGTCAATTTCCATTGATACATACTCAGACAACATTGAAGTTAATTCAGCTTCAGCATCAATTGAATGGTATGCATTAAGATCTTGAGCAAATTCAGGTGTCCATACAGCCTTTAACTTACGTGTCTTAGCAACGATTGGGTTAGACTGCATTTCAAGATTGATTTCTGGAATATTAATATCGGTATTATATCCGTTAGCATATGTATTTTTATCTTCAAAATCACCTCTAGTAATATCAGTTGGTTGTTTGCTATAATGCAATTTAAAGGTAGAATTAGCAATTGCCAATTGGATTGCCGTTGCTTGTGCAGTGGTTACAATAAATGATGCAGTATAGTTGCTATCAATTGTTGAAAATGCAGCGATTGGATTAATTTCTGTTGCAGCAGCACCAGAAACAAATGTCCAAGAACGAACTGAATATAAATCAGCATCGGTAGGAACATTAACTGTTACTTTTTTGTAGCTTGATAATGATGCAGAATATACGCTATCAAAATTAACTAAACCAGCATCGGTCAATGTACCAGCACCAGAACCTGTATTAGCAGATGTACTAGTTAATACAGATGATGTAATTGCGTTGATTGAATAACCAAAACGACCAGCACCATAAAGACCTCCAGCAGCATCTGAACCAGTTGTGGTAACACCGAACATTGAGTCTAATGCATTAGGATTTCCAAATGGATCACCTGTTCTGTTTAAGTTGTCATCATCAAATCCAGGTTGAGCTGTACCATATTTAAAGTCTAGGTAAAATACAAGACCTGATGGTAAGTTCATCGGCTGAACTGAAACGAATTCTTTAGCAGCAAATTCAGCAAAGATACGACGTACCAATGGAAGTGCTACACCTGCCCACTCTTCAGACCCGGCTGCAACACCTGTTGAAGAAGCTTCTTTTACTAATTGACGTGCTTGGTTTTCAAGCAATTGTGCCATACCGGCTTTTTCGGTCTCACCACGAAGACCTTCTAATAGACCTGTTCTTTCCCACTTTGCAGCTAAAGTTTTTGCATTGTTTCGTTGAACAAAGTCATTTGTTTGAAGTAAGTTTGAAATACTCATTTTTTTTCCTTTGTTTTTTGTTTTTTAATTTTACAATAATCCTGCTAATTTTTTCCATCTGTTAGCTAATTCAAAGCCTTCAGATAAAACTTGCGTTGTTTGTTTTGACGGAGCAGTGGTTGTTGTTGCACGTGACGCGTAAGATTCTTTAACTACACGCTTCTTTGCAGGTTTGTTAAAACTTTCTGCTAACGTCGTAAATACTAATTTTACTTCTCTTGTATTACCAGCTCTATCAAAATTTTCAATTACTTTCATTTTTTGATTTTCTGATAATTCGAAGTTACGGAACAATTTGTTTGTGTAAAGAAGTTTAGCGTTTAAAAGATTCACTTCCGAAAGAATTCCTTGTAATTGTTTAACGGTGCGATATGCTTCTTGAAGTTCGCCTTCTTTTGCATCTAATTCAGCTTCCATTGCTTCCATTACATCGTCTTCTTCTTCAGCAGGAACATCGCCAATCATTGAATCATCTTCTTCTCGCAAAATTGCTTCGATAATTTCATCAATTGATTCGTCTGATCCAAATTCATCTTCTTCATACCCTTCCATAGCCATTGCCATTTCATCTTCTTCCTCGTATCCTTCCATTGGCATTGCCATTTCGTCACCTTCTAAATCATCTTCTAACTCACGAATGATTTCGTCTAGATTTAATTCGTCGCCGTCGCCTTCGTGTCCTGAATAATCTTCGTTGTATTCAGCAGTCATTTCTTCATCAGATACTGGCATTTCTTCTGCCGGCATTTCTGCTTCGCCGCCTGCGCTTTTTGAATAAACATCAAATTCATCAAATTCACCATTACCGTCAACGTCGATTGATAAATCACCAACATCATTTCCCATCGCACCCATTTCTGCAGCGTCTGCTGCGTTTGCATCCATTGCGGCTTCTCCGCCCATTGCGTCTGCATCTTCTTCACCCTCAATTTCGTTTGTTAGTCTTGTAGCTAACATTCTTTCTAATCGAGGAGCAAAGGCTTCTTGTAAAGCAATTTTTGCGTTTGCTAAAGCAGTTTCTTTAACAGCCTTCGCATCAGCAATTGCTTCTTTTAGCAAGTCTGATTTTGCCATTTTGTTTTCTCCTTAAATTTGTTTTTTGGAAATAAGATTATTTGAAATCTTAATAGAATATAAATAATTGTTCATTGACGCTATATAAGATTGAATAGCGTATTCTAAAATAAATATGACACCGTTTGAAAAAACAGTAAAAAAGCCCTAACTTTTTTTGTTAGGGCCTTAAAAATTCTTAAAAACTTTTAAAAAGAATTTAAATTTCTAATTTTTTGAATGAATTGTGCTGCCTGTTTTTGTTTTCTACGTTTAACACTAGGCTTTATAAATTCTTTCTGATCTTTAGTTTTTTCTAAAACTTCAGACGTTTTTACTTTTCGTTTCCATAGTCGCATTGCAAAACCTAAATCTTGATTTACTACAGAAACAGCTAATGCATTACCTGGCATAATGCTTTGATGTTGTTTTTGTTTTTTATTCATATATAACTATTAAATTTTTCCTTGTGGTTTTGATTGTCGCACGTTGAATCTAAAATGTTTTAGTTCTGGCTTCTGTGCTAAATATCCTTGAAGTTTTTGCGACTCCAATGCAGGATCTTGTCCTAATCTAAAATAAAAATATCCAATCTTACCTGATGGCGATAATGTTTTTTTGATTACGGTAAATCCTTTTCGTTCCGCCCATTCTTGAATTTCTTGCGATACTGATTGTGCATTTGCTGGGTCTCGAAGTACATATTCTATGCCACCTTGATAATCAGTTAAATTATTAACTAACTGAGCTTCATCTATTTCGCCTTCAACTCTAACTTTAATGCCTTTTTTAATTGCACCTTGAACATTAGGATCGTTTAATTTTTCCGGAGATACTGATATATTTGAAGCTTGAGTTGGTTGTGTTTGTTCTTTCAATCCGAAAAATTCTCGATATAATTTTTTAAATTTGCTCATCATGCACCTATATTATAATAAATTAGTTTATATTATCCAAATTACCCAACATCAAAATAACGATTTAAATGCTGTCCAATATTTTCATAACACATTGACATTCGATCTTGTGCTTCTTTAAGATCTCGTGCTGCTGCTTCAAAATCTTTATAATCTTCGTGCATTCTTTTATTATCTTTTTTTCGGGCTGTATTTGCGAACCAATCATCACTTTCAGTCATGATTCTATCGGCTCGTTCTACAATATTTTTAACTCGTTCAACAATTTCTTCCAAATCGCCTTTGCCATAAACTGAATCACCCATTGCAGAAAAATTTGCTATTTCTTGAACGAATACTTGTTTTTCTTGTCGAGACAATGGATTGGGCTGATCTTGCATCATTGTTTCTAAAATAAATTTTAAATTTGGCGTTTTCATTATATTATCCTACATTTGCCATCTTCACATAAAATTGACGTAATGATGTCGTTTACTCGTGTATATTTGTTTGTTTTTATATTGTTATTAACTGATTCATTCATGTTCGTGGGACGCATAAAAGCCCCATGCGTTGAAGGATTAGATACGAAGTCCCAACATATCAATTCAAAGTCTTCTTGAACTTCTACCGTACCTTCATTACGTAATTCTTTTACTGAACCCAACCCGCGTGAAGAAATTCCCAATGTAATTCCTACTCTAAAAAGTTCTTTAAGAATTTTACCAGACGGGGTATCTAAT